AATCAGTGTGCAGGCGGTGGTGGCGGGGGCGGTTCACTGTCTGATGCTGTAAAAAAAAAGACACCCAAACAGAAGCCTACACCGACGCAGATCAATGCCGTGAAGGACTATACGACGGACAAGTTCCAGAAAGTGAACTCTGAACTACGGGCCAAAAAACCGAGTGCTGAGACACAGAAGATCACGAAGTCCATCGACGGTTACTTGGATCGTGCACCGAAGAAACCGGGGCGGACTTTGCGATCATTCCAGATTGACACGGAAACCGAAGCGGGCCGAAAGATCGCTTCGATGCTTCAGACCGGAGGGACATTCACGGACGATGCCTACATCTCGACACGAGCCAAGGCAGCATCGGGGGAGGCTGAGGCGTTCAGGAGCAAGGACACGTACAAGGGGAACGTGATTCTGGTGGTGAACGGCAAGAGCGGCGTTGATATCACCGGGGTATCAATGCAGGGACGAACGGAAGCGGAAGTGCTGTATCCGCGTGGAACCAAGTTCAAAGTCACAAAGGCAATTCATACACCGTCCGGCGGCATCTTGGCTGAGATCAGCGAGATTCCGAAGTAACCTTTTGCAGGAGGTGGCGCAATGCCATTGAAGAAGGGGAGCAGCCAGAAAGCCATCCAAGCCAACATTCGGGCCGAGATCGCGGCAGGAAAGCCGCCAAAGCAGGCCGTAGCAATCGCCATGCAGAAGGCCGGGAAGAGCATCAAGAAATGAGCGAGTTGGCCGACAGAATGGGCGTGGAGCGTGACTTTGCCCGGCGGCTGTCGCGACTGACCGCACGGCAGCGGCGGGAACTGCGCGAGAAGCTTGGAACGCCTCCAGATGTGACGCGGGTCACTGCTGCGGACTGGGCACGGTGGGAGGATGAGCGCCGGCAGGAACTCACGTTGATCCTGCTGGCCGTGATTCTGGCGACCTATCGGCAGCACGTCGGGGAACTCATTGGCGAACAGCCGGACGACGCGACGGCAGCGGCAGCCTATCGCGAGGCTGTGGTTAAAGCTGCGGCAATGGCGGCTGAGAGTGCCGGATCGTCGATCAGCACTGCCCGCGACATCGTGACGGCATCGGCTGACGTGCTGCGGACTGGCACGGCATCGGATGTGGAGGCTGTCCTAGTCTCGGCATTGGGGCCAGAGCGTGACGCGGTGACGGCTGCCACGGCCACGACACAGGCACAGACGGCAGGCACTGTTGCGGCACGTCTTCCGGTCGAGGCAGCGGGGTTCAACATGGTCACTCGATGGGTGACCGAGCAAGACAGCAAGGTCTGCCCGTTGTGTCGGCCATTGAACGGCAAGGTTCCCGATCTGTGGGGACTCGTGCTAGAGAATGCGTTGGCACCGGGCGGAACTCGTGCGGCTGCATCAGTCGTGGCGAACGGTGGCCCGCCTGCGCATCCAAACTGTCGGTGTTACCTGCGAACGACTCGCGAGCCGCAAGCACGTCGGGTGAGAGTGTCGGGATAACCTTGGGGCAAATTTGCCCTATGGTCCGAGACCCCTAGAAAACAAGGGCGGCTGACCTTGCGTAAAATTTTACGGAAGGTGCCTTTTGTATGAACGTGGCATTTTGTCCCCTCTGATATTGCGGCGGTCTGTGCTGTCTCGACAATCGAGATATGAGACTCACCGAACAGACAGCAATCGCCCCCCGCCGAGTCGACCGAGAGGCCGGACTGATCGAGGGCGTGCGTATCCTCGGGCCGGACTCGAAGAACGGGCGGAAGTACTCGCCCCGCGCGATGGCTGAGGCTGCCCGCCTGTACGAGGGAGCTCCGGTCAACGTCGATCATCCTGCCACCGAGCGGAAAGACCGGCCACTGGCTGAGGCGTTCGGGTGGATTCGCAATGTTCGGCAGGAAGCGGACGGCGTCTACGGCGATCTGCACTACCTGCGGAGTCACCCGCAAGCGGAACTCGTGGCTGAGGCAGCAGAACGCAACCCGAACCGGATCGGCCTGAGTCATCATGCTGAAGGCACGGTGCGGATGGACGGCCAGCGGGTGATTGTCGAGACGGTAGAGCGTGTACACAGCGTCGATCTTGTCCAGACTCCCGCCACCAATGCGGGACTTTTTGAAAGCAAGGGGAAGCCGATGACGATCCGCGAAGCCGCAGTGGCTGCCGGTGAAGAGAGGGTGCTGGCGGCTGAGGGGATGGATGCCTACGCCGACAAGCCGATGCAGGAGAACGAGATGGACTACTTCGCGGCGATGGTCGCGGAGGTGATGGGGATGGATGCCGACCGGTCTGAAAAAATGAAGCGACTCGCGGCCATCCTGAAAGCCCAAGAGATGCTGCAGGCACAGGACGCGGCCCCCGCTGTTGAGCCCCCCGAAGCCGAAACCGAGATGGAAGGCGAGGGGATGGCCCCCGAAGATCTGAAAAAGGCGATGGCCGAAGCCGTGGCCCCCGTGCTGTCCAAGTTCGATGCCTTGCTGGAGTCGTTCACCGCCATCAAGGCCGAGAGTGATGCCCGCAAGCTGCTGGAGTCGTCTGGCCGAGAGGTGACGGCTGAGCGTGTCGCGGCGTTGCTGGCTGTCGATGCTGGCAAGAGGCAGGCGATCCTCGAATCGTGGCCCGTCTCGCAGCGCAACCCCCGTCCTGTGGCCAGTCCCCCGGCGGCGATCAACGTGACTTATCCCACCGATACCCGGCAGTTTGTTGCTGCCATTCGTTCCAACTGAAGGAGCCGATAAATGGCTGTACGAACTGACGGTTTGCCGTGGCTGTTGGCCCAGCGTAACCAATTCACGATTCAAGACGATTTCCTTCGCGACGTGGACGCGGCGGATTGGGTGACGACCCTCACCGACTCGGGGACTGCCAGCGTGGGAGACGCGGCGGGCGGCGTGATCGCTCTGGTGCCGTCTGACGGCACTGTCGCGGACAACGACGAGGCGTACATCGAATCAGCGAACGAGGTTTTCAAGTTTGCGGCTGACAAGCCCTTGCTCTTCGAGGCCCGTGTGCAGTTCGCTGAGGCTGCCACGAATGCGGCCAACATCCTTGTTGGTCTGCTGGATGCCGTCGGGGCGAACAGCTTGCAGGACAACGGAGGCGGCCCCCCGTCGAGCTACTCCGGTGCGGTGTTTTTCAAGGTGGACGGCGGCACCCGCTGGCAGGTTGAGACCAGTAACTCCACCACACAGACGACTGACGATCTGGTTTCTACCAACGTCAACAACCTGAGCAAGAAGACGCAGACGGCGGGTGGATCGGCCTATCAGGTGCTGCGAATCGAATACATGCCGTATTCCTCGACGAATGCTTACGTGTCGTTCTTCGTCGATGGCGTCCTCTGTGCCCAGCACGATTACATCTTCACCAGTGCGACTGAGATGCAGATCGGCATCGGTGTGAAGAACGGCGGAACGAACAACGAACTGTTGAATGTGGACTACGTGGTCTGCACTCAAGAACGCTAACAGGAGCCAAAGCACATGATCAAAACACAGAATCTGCGGCGGCTCTTCGAAGCGGCCCAACGTGACAACAACGTCGAGCGGTTCAACGCCGATCTGGCCGAGGGACTGCGGACCAAGCAAGTGAAGTTTGGCGACTTCTCCATCCGGTCCCTGTTCGAAAACTTCGTGCCCGATGGCCGGGAACTGCTGAGTTTGTACGATCCTCGGATGCAGGGCAATTCCGAACTGAAGGAAACCGCTTCGCTCGTGGCGTCCAGCCAGTTCGCCAAGATCAGCGGACAACTCTTGTACAATGCCGTGATGGAGGCATACGTCCAAGAGGCGTTCGTCTTCACCCCGTTGATCCCCACCGTCTCGACGCAGTTCAATGGCGAGCGGATCCCCGGCATCAGCGGCATCGGTGACGAAGCCCTGATCGTCGATGAGGGCCAGCCTTACCCGAAGGCCGGTGTCTCGCAGACCTACATCGACACCCCGACGACCACCAAGCGTGGGTTGATTGTCGAGGTGACGAAGGAAGCCATCTTCTTCGACCGCACTGGCGTTCTGGAAGATCGGTGTCGTCGGGTTGGCGAGGCCCTCGGGCTGAACAAGGAGAAGCGGGCCATCGACTGCATCGTTGATGAGA